TCGCTCCACGCCAGCCGGGTTGCCAAAGAGCGCGAACTGCGTGTTCTTGACCGAATTGAGGGCGATGCCGCCCGTGGCGAGAGGTGCCGTCATGGCTGCTTACTTCGCGGTCGCGCCGGGGTTGCGGATGGCCATCGAGTTCTTGGCCATCGCGCCGGATTTGCGGGCGCTGGACAGGCCACCCATCTCCGCCATGCGCGGCGGGTTCACGATGTTCCCGTTGACCTTCTCGTTGGCCATCGGGTTACGGAAGCCCTTGCTGCTCGGCTCCAGGAACTTGGGCATTTTGCATTCCTCCTTGCATGGGCTGCTGGCCCTGCATCTGGGTGGGCAGGGCACGCATGAGCTGCATGATCTGCGCCGGTTGTAATTCAGTCATCCGGCTCCGGTAATTCCCGAAGACCTCCGCCAGCATCATCATGGCCTGCTGGACGGCTTGCCCCTCAGGGCTGTCGACGCCCAGCTTCGGCAGGGCGTTCTGCATGATGTCCAGCGCCGTGCCCATTTCCGCCATGGCTGCCATCCGCTGCCCTTCAGGCATCTCAGGCTGCGTCATCGGCGCTCCAGCAGGGCCTTCAGAAGGCGGCTGGCCGGGCATGGCGGAGGCGGGGTCTGCCGGCGCGGGCGCGACGGGGGCCTGCGCGGACAGCGCAGCCTGCAGTCGCATCATGTCTTCCGGTGTTACCGCCACTGTGATCCTCCGGTTCTCTGCACTCACCCTAGAGAGCCGGATTGCGAAATGTCAATGGAGAGCTTCGCGTCCAGAGTCTGGACAAAAAAAGACCCGCGCAAGGCGGGTCAAAGGGCACATATCGAACAGGGCCTACACTGGAAATTAGACCGCTACGCCCCTCTTGCAATGGCTGCAGGAGGGGCGTAGCTTTGATTGCGCCGAGGCCTAGCAGGGCTTCGGAGGCAGAGAAAAGGCCTCTTTCCCCCGAATGCACAATCAGCATTCAGTCTACACGGGTCTTCTCTCCTCCGCTAGTTTCTGCCGGCTTCCGCCGGACTCCATCCGTCAGTAAGGGCGTCACACCTCGCCGCGTGGAAGAAAAGGGTCAATCGGCTTCGGCCGGTCGCTGGGCGTACCCCGGAGGCGGAGATCTGGGGATCTGTCGAAAGGCAGGGTGGAATTCCACCGGCTTCCTCCTTCCAGAATGTCTGGGGGGTAGGGGGGCTTTGGGTGGAACAGGGCAGTCCAGACAACTACACCAACAGCAGGACAAGATGACAAAAAAGAAAAGCGCAGCAGTATTACGCCACGACAGACATAGCGCCGAAATGAGCGACGAGTTGTGGAAGCGACAGGACATGCCGGCCTTCGCGAGGTACGTTTACCTGCTCGATGCCATGCAACGGAAAGACATTCGCAGAGATATACACCCACGCATCCCTGAAGGGCAATTCGAAACGGCTGTTGCAATGCGGCGGAAAGGCGCAAGCATGCGAAAGATAGGGGAGCGATTTGGCTGCAGCAGACAGGCCGTGCAGCAATGGTTCAAGCTTCGGGGGGTCAATCCCTAAAGGGTTCCCCCCATCCGCCTTGAGGGTACGCTGGGAAGGACAGCGCGGGAGGGTTAGGCGGACGGGGGGAATTCGGTCAGCGGCAGGAGCCGCGGGTCTTACGCTTGTTGCGCACCTGGAACCTCCTGTGGTTGCTGTTGTGCCTGTAGGGCGGCCATCTGTTGCTGCTGGGCTTGCTGTTCCCTGAACCGCAGCTTCAGAAGGTCCATCATAGGCGGCTTCACCATGTCGATGAAAGACTCTCCGTCAATGACGCCGGCGGCCAGAAGCTCCGCTGCCATGGTACGCATGTCCTCCGCAAAGATGGGGCTGTTGCTGTGCGCATCCACCTTCACCGTACATTCGCTGATGAACTGGTCCAGCACGAACGCCCCATTGTTGCTGGGGTCTGGAAGCTTCGTGGGGTCGTTCAACCGCAGGATACGCAGCATCAGCGTGGCCACTCGCTCCAGGCTGTTTTCGATGTGCAGGCTCTTGCGTTTGATTCTGGCGCTGGCAAGCCGGGCCAGTTCCTGAGCGTGCCCTCGACCTCTCACGCCTGACTCGCCTTTGCCCATGAGGATGTTCGGCATGGCAAGAGTGTCGGCGAACTCTTCCTCCAGAATCTGCAGGCTCCGGATGAGTTCTGGAGGAACTTCCGGGATCATGAGTTCGACCTTGGCCATCGGGTCACTGGTGTTGGCCTTGCCTCCTACGAACGACAGGGCCAGCAGTTGCTCGTCGGTCAGGCCAATGCCATGGCGAGGAGGGTCAATCTGCTTGGCCAGCAGGTCGTCCAGCTCCTGCATGCGGCGGTTGTATTTGTCTTGCAGAATCTGGACCCGAGACACATCGCTGATGCCCCAGATGTAGTTGTACTTTGGGGTTGGGGTGAACAAGGTAAACGGGTGTTCGCCGCGCGGGAACATCTGCCCCTGCTTGATCAGGGCGGCCGCTTGGCGATCGTAGATGGTCACATCGCCGGCTTGGGTCACGATCTGATAGTCGTCTTCCTTGTCGTTCCAGACCCACAATTCCCGCATCTCGATCATCTGCACCGACACTTTCGGGTCATAGTTCGACGGCGGCTGGTTGGCCGTGCCGGACAAGGCCCCCACGGCATTCGGGTTGGTTTCGGTGATCGGATGACTGGCCGTCAGGATAAGCCGGGCAAGACCACCAATCTCCTGCTCCTGCGGAGCCGCCTGACTCTGCACATTCCTCAGAATCTGCTCCTTGCGCGGATGGCCATCCAGCATGCGGGTCAACTGCGGCACGGTGATGTAGTAGCTGTGCGCCATGGCTTCCTGGTCGTCCAAACCGCACTTGTCCTCCTCGTACACGCCGAAATCGTGCGGGCGGACGGCATAGGGCCGATAGCGGCGATCTCGCCACAGGGTCTTCATGACCATCGAGTTGTAGACCAGACTCCACTCCACACACTGCGCCACCACCGCATCTGCCAGTGACCGGTTCCACACCGTGTTCAACTGCTTGTTGACCACCGAAATGCGCTGCACATCCGCCTCCGCGGCGTTCGGGGCCAAGTCCAGAGAAAAGGACACCGACTCTGCCGCGAACAGAAAAGCCGCCAGCGTCTGCACGGACGGAAAGACCTTGTTGTACTCGGAAGGATTGGCACCAGATGCGTTGCCATACAGGTAGTAGGCTTCGCGGGCCCCATACTCCGTCGAACGGTCTGACCGGCTGGCGAAACAGGCGTTGGACAACTCCTGGTAGAGAGCGAAACGCTCCATGTCGTTCGACGGGATGATCATGTCTACTCCTTGGAAATCGGCGTCATGTCCGGACGATAGTCCAGCTTCGGAGCCGGCGGACGCAATACACCAGCCTCCCTGAAATCCCCTACCACGTTGGCCGCCGGCGCGTTCCCCAGCACTCCCCGAATAGCGTCGCCCTCGCCGGGCTTTACGACCGGCATGGCGCCCCACGTCGGGCTGAAGTCATGCTGCCCCTTGCGCATTGATTCCATGACGCTTCCCATGTCGTTGCGCATGTCGGTCATTCCGTAGTCGTCCGCCAGATTCTGCAGGGTCCGGTCGATGTTCTTGGCCTTTGCTCCAATCGAGAAAGGCGTCCGGAACTGGCGCTCAACCGTCGTGCAGCCTAGGGGACAGACTTCTTCGTAACTTTCAAACGGCCCGTGCGCGAGACAGACAAACTCGCGGAGGACTCGAGGATTTCCATTCGTGACAGTGCTGCGTTTTCTACCCATGCTGGCTTCGGCATCCCAATTGGCTGAGCGGGCGGACGGTAGGTCAGCTTCGGAGCCGCCGTCCCGAATTCCACCCGCATATTGATCCTCGGCCGGGGGTTGCGAGAACGCCGAAGCTTGCGCTCCTCGTCCAGCACATAAATCCCGGCATCCCATTTGTGGAAGAAGTCCGTCAGGATGCGCTGCCACACCTCAGACACCTTCTCCTTCCCCGAAACGAACTTGTAAAGGTAGTTCGGGGAAATCCCAACCATCCGCGCTATCTGGCGCAAGGATGGCTCCTTCCGTTCGCGACAATACACCAACCTGCCAATCAGCTCCTCAATGCTGTATGGCAGGCCCTCAGGCGGCACAGGAAGGCCCATGGTCAACGCAACCCCGCTCGCCCCAGGTACGCCCGAATGAGTTGCTGCCCAGTGTCTGGGCCTCGCTGGAAGGCCGTCTCCGGATCTTCCAGCATCTTCTGCTCCGCCCAGAACTGCCCAGCCTTGGCCGCCTCCGCGCGCATGAAATCGTGCCATGCCACGATCGCCAGCGCCGAGCCAATCACCCGGTCGTCGTGCGTGTGAGAGGCATGCGTGATGCTCCCCTCCTCGCGGATGACCGTTCGCATCTCCTCAACCATTTCCGGACTTCGAATCACTGCCTGATCTCTCGACACAGCGTCGTTCAACGCATTCATCATCCGCTCCTTGGAGTCAGCATTCGTCTTCCAGTCCAGCACATAGTTCTTGCTGACCGCATCCACCCGCCGGTACAGGTACGACCGGATGTTCCCGATGAAGTCCCGAATCTCCCCAGACACGCCGCCAGCATCCGCCACATTCCGGCGCATGTTGTTCAACTCGGCCTTTACCGCCTGCCCGGGGCCGTTGATCTCGAGATTCATCATCGACATCGCGCGACTGGCAGGGCCATACACCCCGGACAGATACGCGCAGATGTAGGCAAACTGATAGGTGTCCGTCAGCGGACTGCAGAACTCGGCGACCTGCTCAACCTTGTCCGCATAACACCGCCATACGGCGGCGCACGACCGGTCGTTGTTCTGGCTAGCCCCGTAGGCCGGATCTGCACCCAGCACATAGACCGCGCCCGGCTTCGGGAACTCCCAGATGCGCAGCGTGGCGTTCTTCGGATGCGCCTCCTGCACATCAGTGTCTTCGAACCTGTCCCTGAACCGGAACGAAAAGTGCGCCCGCGGCTTCCCGCGCAACAGGGCCTTGTGCAGGTCGGTCAGGATGTCAGTCGAAAAGAAGTTCGACCCGGACAAAATGAACGCCTCTTCCTCGTGCATGGGGAAGTTCTGGCGCATCAAGTTGTCGTCCTTGATCTCGTCGTTCAGCTTCCACCGATACCACGCGAGCTGCCCCTGCGTCATCGTGTGGCCATAGAGCTTGTTGACCATCCGCACGGCCTTGCGCTCGTAGTCACTCATGCCCTTGTAGCCGTAGACCTTGTAAATCGGGCTGTCCTCCTTCACCCGATAGTCTTCCTTCAGCCACCACCCCACGAAAATCGCATCCTGCGCCACGCTGCGCTTGGCCGTCTCCCACATCTGGTGGAACAGGTTGAACCCCTGCGCCGTCGACTCATACAGGTACAGCCGCAGCGGATGCTGCTCCGCCAGGGCTGCCTGCAGTGATGCCAAGGCCTCCTCGTCGCCCCACGCCGACACCTCGGTCGCGTGCAGGAAGTTCAAGGCCTTGCCTTTGCCCAGACTACTGTTCTTCCGCTCGCCCGCCACCTGATACAGGAACCTCGAGCGGTTGCGGAACCCAAGCTCGAAACGGTTGTTGATCTTCACCGGCACCTTCCACGCCGCGGGCAAGCCCTCGATGTACATGTTCAGCGTGTTCCTGAACATGTCCCGGTTGCCGTCGTCGTTGGTGACCAGTGAACCCTGCGTGCCGGGGTACTTGAACGCCCAGAACAGGTCAAACGCCAGCGACAGGGTGGAGATACCCATCTGCCGACCCTTCAACACCACGAAACTGTGAATGCCCTTGGCGAGGCCCTGCTCGATCCGAGACACGACCTCCTTCTGCGCCCCGTACAAGCGACTCCCAAGGGGCACGATGCCGTACTCCTTGGTGTCGACCCGAAGGCTGTTGCAGAAGTCGTAGAACTGCTTGGCCGAGAACTTCGGAACCTGCGGCTTGGCAAACGTCTTCGGGGGAGAACTCAATGGACAGCCGCCTCCTCGGACGGGTCGCGCGCCGCATCGATGCTACCCGCCATAAAACGGAACACCCCGGAAAGCTCCGGCGGGTCAAGATGCGGCAGCGCCAGTATCGTCGTGCCGCCCAGTGTGCTGACCACAAGCACGGTCAGATCGAAGTCGGCCCCTTCCAGAATGGCTCGCACCTTGGCAAGAGCCTCCTCCTGTTGCTTGGCCTTGTCCGGCTCTTCAGCAAGTTGTTCCCGCAATGTCATATCCCATGTCCCTCCCGATGGTTGGTGAATCAACACACAATGCTTGGTTGACAGCATCCTTCCGCCGCAACTCCAGCAATTCCAGATACTGCCCAACCACCAACAATGCCCACTTGGGAGCGTTGTCCTTCCAGCGGCTGACAGTTCGAATATCCACGCCCGCCATACGGGCAAACCCGGCTTGGGACAGCCCTGCGGCCGTCAAGGATTCACGAAACGTCTTGGCGACCATTGCCTTTCTCCAGGTTGAACAACTTGCGCAGACGTTTGGACATGTTCTTCAGCAACGTCGGCGGGGGCGGGGGCGGATTCAGGGCTTCTTCTGGCACGCAGTCGTAGTGGGTCACGCCATCCGGACCCAGTTCGGTGAACAAGGCCCACTTCGGCTGCTTGCCGGCCGGCTGGTAGACGGTTTCCGCGTGGTCTGGCGCAAGTTCCAGAAGGCGTTTTTCAGTTCGCACGGCGCAAGACCTCGATGCAATAAAACATGCAGCGCGCGCGAGATTGATCCGCCCCGGTGATTTTGTTCATCTCTCCATATAGCCCAACTACAATTGGAAGCCGAAGATTAAGGCTCCCGCTGAACATGGTCTGCGCCATCGTTTAGACCTCTCCGAAAATATTCAATGAGTGTGGGGTATACGAATTCAATTGTTGAAAAACAGCATCTCCTGGTTGCGGGATTGCTGTTTGCGGAGGCAAGAAGTGCGCGACGCCAGTAGTCATTCCGCCTGTGAAGTTTCCAGTTGACGTCTCGATTACGCTATTAGCAGTAGGAACCCCGCCAATTATCACAGAAAAAGTGGCGCTCCATGGGCCAGCGCCGGCAATGTATTGGGTGGCGACGGTGGCTCGCAGGCAATCGCCAATGCGCAAGTAACCCGGGGGCAGCGTGACCGATTCGATCGCAGTCAGCGGAATGACCCCCGCACCCGCAGGCAATACCATGTCGATGACATTGGTCTGCATCAGCAGGATTTCGTAGCTGTTGCGCCCTACGTTCCCTGCTGCGTTAAGGTCGATTATCTGATTAAAAGGCATCCTTCTACCCTCCCTTCCCCTTCCTTTGTAGTTACGCCTGCGCTTCAGTCCACGACAGTCGGCACACCACGTCGGCCGCAGCGCCGCCAATGTTGGAAATCACCACATGCACGATGTCAGGGCCGTCCGGGTACACCTGCTGAAAGCCGGTTGGAACGGACAAGTTGGCTCCGCCGCCAATGATCGCGTTGCCCAAATCCCTGACAAGATTCAATTCGGCCGTGGTCGTGGTGAAATTGGTTCCGCCAGACACGTTCAGGAAGTAACCCGCAATGGACTCCCCTCCTGACACCACAACCGCGCCGGCGGTCGTATGCAGGGCCACCTGGGCCAAGCTGGAACCGCCCACGGCCGCGAAGTTGGCCGCCGTGCCGCCGGTCACTCGTCCGTTCAAAACCAGGTTCAGGCGCAACGTCGTGTTGCCGGACGACAGGAAGCCGATGGACCGCAACTTCAACTGCATGCGGTTGATCAACTCCCTCGCGCCGAGCACGCCGGTCAGGCCGCTGTCGACAGACGGGGCCAGACGAATGGACAACAAGGCTCGAGACTGCGAAGACGGGATGTTCACAACCGCCGGATTGCCGGCGTTGAACACGAACGACTGATCGTCATCGTAGCGGCCATCCATGATGATGCTGGAACCCCAGTGGGATACCGCAGCGGCGGAGGTTGGCGTAACCAGCTCGACTGCAATCTGATTGGCGCCGGTCAGGGTAAAGGCAGCCGCCGCAGCGCCCTGCGCCAGCCCGCGAGTCAAGCCGACAAGTTCGGTATTGGTCCGCGAAGAGTAGCTGATGTACTCAACTGCGCTGGTTACCGCAGGTCCGCGAACCCTGACAGTTCCGCGGGGTGGAAACCGGGTGGCATCCTCTACGTTCATTGCGGCAGTCGTTCCGCTGGCAAGGTCACGGGTCAGAGTGGTCGTCAGCGGCATCGTCGAGGATTCATAGTGCGACGGCAGGTTGCCGGAGCGCATGTAGGCCTCGGTGTTCGTGTTGTTGTTCAGGAGCTTGTGGCAGAACCTGACAGTGCCGTCTTCGGCCCTGAAGCCCCACCGAATGAATCCCGCCCCGTACCAGGAGTAGTCGATGTAGACCATCTGCATCTTCGTGATGTCCAGCTTGTAGCCGGACGGCCCGGTGCCATCCATCTTGTCGATGTTCCACTGGCTCTGTGGGATGCGCGTATCGACGGTGCGAGTAATCGTGACATTCGCCGTGGTGGCTCCGCGATAGGGCGGGCTGATGTGCATCGACGTGTCACTGATGACAGACTCCACCCTGTATGTCATGCCACGGATGACGACGTTTTCATTCACCCGAATCTGTGTGTTGAAAAAGGTGTTGGTGCCTGACACCAAGCTGGCGTTAAATGTCAGCGATGCCGTGCCGGACATCTGGTTGACCGACGAGCGCCGCACGACCGAGATTTCCTGCCCGTCGTACTCGAAAAACACACCATTCTGCAGGTCGAACATTCCGACCCGGTTCTGCGAACCATACCAACGATATGGCATGATGCGCCCGAGAGGGGCGGTAGTGCGTGGCGGGAAAGTGTTCGCCACCGGCACCTCCGGGGTGCTGCCATCGGCCTTGGTAGCCTGAAAAGACGTTTCGGTGGTGGACACCGCCACATCCCAGATACCGTTGAGGGATTCCGGAATCCAGTTTTCGACCAATACCTGAGAACCCTGCGACATTTCGTGCGGGAATCGGAAGAAGAAATTGAACAGGCGCGGGTTGGTGTTGGACCGGCTGATGAAATCCGGGTAGAACGCTGGCGACAAAGCCGTGCCGGTGCTGAACTGGATGCCCTTTCCTGACTGGTAGCGGAAATACCGCCGGGTCTGGCGAATGAGCTGATTGCCGATGGTCCCCGCGCCTGCGGAGAACTGCACGCCACCGTCAAACGCGCGGTGAATTGAAAACGAGCTGGGCCGGACGAACAGGGTGTTGGAAGCCCCGGCTGATGCTGTGATCGTGCCGGTCGGGGCGCTGATGACCACGAATTGGAAAGAATTGTTGGCCGTGACGCGGGACACAACCCAGTTTCCGTTCGGCGGGTTGGTGGTGGCCGTGGTGCCGTTAACAGCAATCAGGGCGCCCACATGGATGCTTTGGATTCTGCTTCCGGTGGTCACGCAGGTGACCGTGGTGCCGGAGTTGGTGAACGCCGCGCCACCGCCGGAGTCGACGATGATGGCGGCCCCGGTGTAGGGGAAGGCTTGGAAAACGTAGGTCTTCGTCGTGTCGTAGAGTGCGCCGGCGGAAATGTCGATGGGGATCGTATAGGTGAACGACACGCCGGCGGTCACGGTTTCAACCATATACCAGCCATTGACGTTGGCGTTCAGGGCGTCCTGAACGTATACAAAAGATCCCACGGGTGGCGGGGTTGCGATATTGACGGTGATGACCCTGACAGCGGTGCGGGCGATCGCAGTCACCGGCAGCGGAACAGTCGCGTCGTAGAACAGGGTCGGGCGGTTGTTGGCCAGCGTGGCGATGTCCCACTTGGTGGGCTGCAGGCCGTATTCGAAGTCGGTGTCGATCAGCGACTGGGGCTGCGACACCCGGAGCTTGTTGACCGGATCCTGATACTCCGCAACCGGCTTGATCTGCGAAGCACCATCCGTCCGGTCAAAACCATCTGTCCACGTCGGCATGTCTCTCTCCTAAGCCCCTACGGGCAATTCCATCGCCGCAAACTCGCGGCCTTGCGGGTCGGACGACCCTTTTCATCCTTCATCGGCCCAGGCATCCCAGACATCCGGGCGCAGAAACTCTTCTTCCTGCCCGCGTCAGCCGCGGTCTTCGGGGTCGGCGCAGGAGCCTTCAAATTGCTCCCAGTGGCCGCATTGTACTTGGCACGCCCCTTGGCAGTTAGCCCAGCCCCCTTGGACACCGGCAGCTTCTCCCCACGGGAGACGGACAGATCAGGACCGCGTTTCTTTGGCATGGGTCATCCTAACAGGGCAAGGTTTTGCTGCTCCCCGGAACTGGGGGCGTGCCAGAAAGCCGCACTGGCGTGCTGCTCGATACGTTCCATCATGATCTGGGCGCGGGTTGCCCGGCTGGCCGGGGCATATGCCCCAGTCAACGCCGAATCCATTCCAATGTTGCGGGCCACGTTGGTGGAATCGGCGGAAGACAGCGGGATGTGGCTATACCCCACACACGCCGGAACACTCGTCCAGGAAGGACAACTGCCCACGGTCAGCGGGGGTCAACAGGTCAACCTTGTCCAGCGGTACGCAGGACCGGTGCAAGAATGTCTCTCCGCGCCTGCCGCCAGACACCCGGATTGCCCGGTCAAATTCAACCGCATCCTGCCATTCATCGGGCGTCTCATCCCGCATGCGACGCCATTCCTCGTTGCTGTGGAACGGGCAGCCGATGCAGGCAGATCTGGGAGCCTTCGGGTGACCATTGCGCTCCAGCCACTGCAAACAGTCCCAGCGGGTCATCCGCTTGGTCACCAATGGATGCCAAAATTCACGCCAGCCGTCCGTGCTGAACTTCATGCGCTGCATTTCGTCCATGCTGATGCCCAGCCATTGCTGGACAACCACCTCTTTCGGGTAACGCTGGCGCGGCTTGAGGCCGATGAGTTCGCGGATCTTCTTCTCGATCGGCTGAATCTTGTATTCGCCCGTACACTGCCGGCGAATCGTCCCCTCACGGGCCGCTCCAGCCTCCATCGTGTAGTAGGGCAGGGACGCCCACCTGGCGTCACCCTCCACCTTCTTCGACCCGCGGACGCGCGCGACAATCTGCTCTTCCCGCAAATTGCCCTTGGCGACGATGTGAACAGGAAACGGCAGACGCGGAATCAGGTATCCGTGCAGCCAGTCGTAGACGGCCTTCGGCTCCCAGCCGGTGTCGGCAAAAATAGCGTGGTCGATCGGCGGAAGTTCGCCGGCGGCAGACATCAAGGCAACGACGGACGACTGCACGCCCGCCCCAAGCGACAAAACCCTCAACATAACCCCTCCCAGAGTTGTGTGGTCAGAGAGGGCATTGTACTACATCATTTGCCACGGCCGGATTGCGCGGCATCACGCAAAATCAGGTGTTCGATCGGAACGTCGTATGACGTTGCCGGAAATGTGGCCCGCCTTTCCGCAGCAGACATATCGCGCCGCGCTTGAACTGCTCGCGCCTCTGCCTCTCCCCCAAGCCTGCGATATGCCTCATCAGGGCTTATCAGCAGTGGTTTCTTGCCCTCAAATAGATTTATGAAAATCACTTCAGCCGGGGTGTAGTCCACCATTTCCCATGCCTGTTCTTCTGGAATGCCTCGGGCAACCAGACCTTTGACCTTTTTAACTGCCTCAGGCCACATCTTGTCTTCAAGCCAACTGCCCTGTTCCAAAAGCCACTCTTCCAGGTTTTCCGGGTCGTTCATGGCGATATCTTCTGGGGAGAAAAGCTTTTTTCGCGGGAACCCGTTTGCCAGAAGAAACTCGTTCCACTTGTTCAGGGCATCTGCATACTCAGGGTTTACAGGCAATTCGCCGAACCACTGCCCAAAGTTTGGGGTTCCGCCCTTGGAAAATCCTTCCGCCTCCTGAACCGCGTGCTGAAGTTCGTGCAAAGCTACCGTCCTTCCTGTTTCAGCCGTCATGGGCGATGAAAAGCCGATTTCACCTCGGGTTGGGTCAAAATATGCAGATCCCGGAGACAGGTCGCCCCTGATGGCCGTATTTCTGGCTAGGTCCACACCATAAGCTTCCGCAAGCCTTGGGTGCTCAAGAATCCCGCCAACAGTCGGCCCAACGTCTGCGCCAATCATCGATCGTGTTAAAGGATTCTCCACCTTTTCACCATTTCGCGTGGATACGTTAAATCTCGCGGCGGAATCATCAATCTCCTGGCGCCACTGTCCATCAGGACCACGCCAAGTGCCGGTCTCGCTCCAGATCTGCTCCGGCGGAACACCTTCCGCCTCCAACTCCTCCGCTCTACGCGCAGCCACGGCATCCCACACGCCGGACTTCTTGCCAACGAAAATCCCCGCCATGCTGGGAATCCCAGGCAACACCCCCAACGCCGACATCGCCGCATTCCCCAACGTCCTGCTCTCCGGCTGCGTGGCGTACATGTAGGCATCCGCCAGCGGGCCGTACACATCCCCTACCGGCCCCGGCACCAGCGCAGCACCGCCTAGCAGCGCCTCCACTGCGTCCTGCCGGCTGACCTTGGGCCGCGGCGCCTCCAAGCCGCCAGGCGCACCCACGCTGCCCACAGGCGCATTGTCCGCCAACACCTGAAACCGTGCGTCAGGAGCGGCCTCCATCCCGCCGGCAAGGCCGGTCGGTTGCATGCGCTGCGCCGCCTTGGCAACCAAGTCGCGGAGCTGGTTGGCAAACGGGTTGCCTGCCGCTCGAGCAGGGAAGGCAGTGGGTTTGCGATCGCCAACCACCTACCGCCCCCGCTTCCCCGTTCCGCGCGGGCCCATCCGCTGACTGGGCTCAGCAGTCTTCGCAGACTCCCGGAAATCCGCCGCACTGGGCGCACCCCTAGCCCCGGCCTTGCGCATCCTCTCGCCGCTCCCCGCAGCTATCCGCTCACGCTTGGCGTGGATGTTGGCATACAAGCCCTTCTTCGCAGCCATGCCTACACCGGCTTCTTCGACATCCGCGCACCCAGCCCCGCAGCCGCCAGCTTCCCAGCCTTCTGCATCCGGGCCATCCCCTTGTTGTAGGCCGTCCCAGCAACCCCAGGCAACGGCTTGGCCTTCCCCACCACCCCGGCAACCCTCCCAACCGCAGGCGGCTTACCTTTGACCGCGCCAGCGCCCGCCATCCCCGCCTTCAAGGACTTGCCAACCTTCCCAGCAGCCTTCTTCATGACCATCACACACCTCCATACGCCCAACACGGGCAGCAAAAGCATAGCACCCATGCAGAATTCCACAGAACATGGACAATCTGCCCCAATTTTTCCTGTGGGCGGGGTGGGTGTGGCCCCAATTCTACGCCCCCGCCGGCCAAGCTACCCGCTCGCCGCTGCTCGAGCGCGCCAGCCGCCAATCCGTTCCAGAACAGGGCCTTAGCGCGCCTTTGTGATTGCTGGGATGAGCTGTGCCCACGAGACGGAGACCGGGCTGGCGCGCGCCGGGCGGGCGATCTGCGGGTGACGGGCGGTCATTAGGGCAATGGACCCAAAAGGGGGGAGGGGGAAGGGGGGTTTGGGGAGGTTTACGGGCGGTGGAGCGCGCCCAAAATGCCCTACGCGCTACGGATGAGCAGATATCCCCCCGCTACTGCTCACTATCGATTGTGGACACTACGCGCGCGCGCGAGGACGCCTGCAACGCTCGCAATGCCTGTCTATGCATACCTGGAATGCGTGCATGCCGGATAATCTACCGTCGCATGGAATATTGACAGTGCATGGGTGGTCAGGCATGATTCGCATGCGCGCGACGTGCGCGCTGTGTTAGTGGAGTAGTGCAATGTTATTCACGGTTGAGTATGTGGACTCACTCGTCACGGTCGATGCCGAGAACATCGACTCTTGGGGCGGCGGGTGCGGCTACGCTGATGAATTCGCCCACTGCGAGCGGGCGCTGTATCGGCGCCTCCTGAACGCTGCTAAGCAAGCCGTCGGACTTAACGGAGTCCGTGGACGCGCGAAGTACTACGGTGACGTCATCGAGTTCCGGCCGTTTCGGTCGGCGGC